CCGGCGACGCCGTCGAGTACGTCGGCACCCTCGACGTCGCGACGCGCGCGGAGGTCATGGGCAAGGCACACGCCCTGCTCGCGCCCACGCTCTACGTCGAGCCCTTCGGCGGCGTCACCATCGAAGCGAATTTCTGTGGCACCCCCGCGATCACGACCGACTGGGGCGCCTTCACCGAGACGATCATCCCCGGCCTCAACGGCGACCGTTTCCGCACGCCCGAGCAGGGCGTCGCCGCGGTCAATCGGCGGTACCACCCCACCGAGATCCACATGCACGCCCTCAGAAACTACTCGCTCGAAGCGGTCGGCCCCATGTACGACGCCTACTTCAAGCGAATCCAGTCCGAGTAGAGGAGACACATGCCCCGTTGGTCAGCCACGGACGGGCTCCCGCCCGACGAGGATGTCCTCGCGGCGGTATCCGCCTTCCCCCTGAAGTTTCACTGGTTCATCTCGAAGGGCTACGTCCCCCACGTCTATCAGACGCTCTTTCACGGGATGTCCTACGGGCCGACCCTGCAACGGTTCCGCCACCTCGTGGCCGGCCGGCGCGGTGGTAAGACGCTCTCCGCCGCGTGGGAGACCGTCTACTACGCGACCCACCCCGAGGAGTGCTGCGCCGATTTCTACGGTAAGCCGTGGGACGGCCGGTCGCTGTGGATGTGGTCGCTCGCGAAGGACTACAAGGTGGGCCGGGCGAGCTACCTGACCCTCCTCACCGTGATTCGCCAGGCCGGGCTCATCTCGGGCACGGACTACAAGTTGAACAAGGGCGAGAAGTTCATCGAGTTCTACCGCGACGGCGAGCCCATCGCGCTGCTCGAGTTCAAGACCGCCGACGACCCGCAGTCGCTGCGAGGCGCCGGGCTCGACCTCCTCTGGATCGACGAGGCCGCCTTCGTCCGTAACGACGAAGCGTGGACGGTAGTGTACCCCGCCCTCTCCGACAAGCAGGGGCACGTCATCACCACGACGACCCCCGCCGGCCGCAACTGGTTCTACGACCTCGCCTTCGGGCAGGACGCCCTGATCGACCCGAACCACGGCTCCGTCATGTACCGCTCCGTCGACAACACTTATTTCAACGCGGAGGAGTGGGTCTACGCGAAGCAGCACATGCACCCCATGCTGTTCCAGCAGGAGTACATGGCCAGCTTCGACGCCTTCCAGGGTGTCGACCTCAAGGGCGAGTGGCTCCACTACTACGTCGTCGGCGCCGTCTCGGCGCAGGGCGATGACATCGTCCTCCCCCGGGCCGTGGACGGGAAGCTCCCGCTGCGGACGTACATCGGGGTCGACCCGGCGATCTCGCTCAGCGACAAGGCCGACCGCTTCGCGATGGCCCTCATCGGCATCGACGACTCGCAGGGCATCGCGTTCCTCCTCGACCTATACGCGGGGCGGATCCCCTTCCCCGAGCAGATCAAGCTCATCCAGACGTGGTTCCTCAAGTACCGCCCGCAGGTCATCGGGATCGAGTCGAACGCCTACCAGGCGGCCCTCTCGCAGATGGCCTCTCAGCTCCCCGGCCTGCCCCCAATCATGGAGGTGCCGGCCAAGGGCAAGAAGCAGGAGCGGATCCTCCGCATGTCCCCGCTGTTCCAGATGGGGCGCGTGCGCATCCACCGGAAGCACGTCGACTTCATCGACGAGTGGGTCTCGTTCGACTCCACCCTGAAGAACGGCAAGGACGACACGCTCGACGCCGTGCAGATCGCGCTGCGCTGCGGGGGCGTCCTCCTGCCCGACGAGCCCCACGAAGATCACTGGTCGGGCTACGCGGACTACAAGCCCACCGGCTCGATCACCGAGCTGGCCGACCTCGAGCTGAAGAACCTCAAGAGCCGTGACCGCGGCTACGACGACGAGATGGGCGAGGATTGGTGACATGCCCTTCCAAAGCGAAAAGCAACGCCGTTTCATGTGGGCCAAGCATCCCGACATCGCAGCGCGGTGGACGGCGAAGTACGGCTCGAAACCCATACGCGAGCGCCTCACTGACAAGGTCGTGAACCAGCGCAAGCGCTAGGAGTGAAATGCAACTCATCCCCGCTGGGCAGCCCCTGCTGCTCCCGAACATCTGCGTCCTCTGTGAGGCGTGGCCGAACCCCGAGTCGGGGCTTCCGACCATCGACACAGAGCGCGACTTCGAGGTCGGCGTCATCACGCGCCTGACCGGACGGAAGTACATCTGCAACGGCTGTGGCGACGACATCGCGCGCACCTTCGGGTTCGTCTCGGGCGCCGCCTACGACTCCCTCCACGCCGAACTCGAGGAGCGCACCGCGCGCCTTGCCCGGCTCGAGGCCGCGTCGACCGCGCTCGCGCAGGCGCAGGAGCTACAGGCAACCCTCGCGCTGCTGCTCCCCGACATCGACTCCATCGCACAGGACATTTCCGACGTGGCGGAGCTTACAAAACCGACGAATCCGAACCCGCCGTGGGTGGCCCCTGATGCGGAATAGGAATACGCCGCAGCAGCTCGACCTCACGGCGATAGCGTTGCGCAGTGCGCGCGACCAGGTCAGAACCCTCGAGACCCTGCTCGCCCTCGAGCACCAGCGCAGCGCCGACCTGCTCGAGAAGCTCCTCATCACGGTCGCCGCCGGCGGCTCGACCGGCCCCCTGTTCGGCCCCTCGCAGACCTCGCAGCTCAGCGGCGGAGCCGACTGGAATTGGCCCGACCTTCAGCCGGAGGACGAGGCCGTCGAGGACGTTCGCGGCAAGCTCGCCGACGGCAGCCTCTCCGAGATCGAAGCGAACGCGATCCTCGAAGCACTCGGTTACCCAGACGCTCAGGTCAACCCCTCGTAAGAAAGGAGGCGCGGCGTGTCCGCGATGTACCCCACGGCACCATCCGCGCCCGGCGCTCCGCCGAACCCTGTTTCACTCGGACGAGAGACCGACCCGGCCAAGCTCGTCGCCTCATTCGAGCGGATCAAGACCCGCCGACAGAACATGGAGCGCGAGTGGAAGCTGAACCTCGCCTTCTACAAGGGGAACCAGTATGCGTACTACAATCGGCGGTCTGACAGGATCGAGTCCCTTCCTACGGAAGATGGAGACAAGCCTCGCTGGCGTGTTCGGATCGTCGCCAATCAGATTCAGCCCGGTGTGCAGGGGTATGTGTCCATGCTCACCAAGACCAAGCCCGTCATCTACGCGACCCCTGGAAGTGGATCGAACAACGATCTACGTTCGGCCCAGGTAGCGGACAAGCTCTACGAATACTGGTGGCAGGAGTTCGCCCTCGACGACAAGCTCAAGGAAGCCCTCGTGTGGTCGACCATCGCCGCCAACGGCTGGTGGAAGATCAGTTGGGATCCTCACGCCGGTACGTCCATGACGTTCGTGATCGACCCGCAAGGGCAGATCATCACCGACGACGCGCTGGCCGCCTCCTTCAAGGAGGAGCTGGCCAAGATGGGGATCGACCCCGCGATGTTCACGAAGACCGTGTACCTCGGGGACATCCGCGTCGAGGCGCTGCCGCCGTTCTGCGTCTGGGTCGACCCAATCGCCAAGACGTTCGAGGAGGCCCGCTGGGCCGTGTGCGAGCACACGCTCACACCCGAGGAGATCAAGCAGCGGTGGGGCGTCGACATCACGCCGAACGCTTCGCCGGCCGATTACGACTCGGCGCTGCCGTTCTCGAACGCGGCCGAGAAGATCGACAACACCGTCCGCAAGGTCTACATCGGGTACTTCCTACCCGGCCCCGGCATCCCGAAGGGGCGCTACGTCGTGTGGACGTGTGGCCCGGACAAGATCCTGGCCGACGGCCCCTGGCAGTTCCCGACCCAGATGCTCCCCCTCGTGCGGTTCCCGGGCGTGCGCTACCCCGGCCGTGTCGAGGACGAGGCCCTGGTCACCGCGGCCCGCCCCTTGCAGAAGGACTTGAACAAGGGCCTGTCGCAGCTCGTCGAGCACCGCAACCTTGTCATCCGGCCGCAGATGATGGCCGAGGCAGGCTCGATCCGCCAACGGCCCAGCAACGAGCCGGGAGCGATCTTCGAGTATAACTCCCCAACAGGCACCCCGCCCAAGTGGCGCGACATGCCGAGCGTCCCCGCGTACGTTGCCGACCTGGTCGACAAGACGCAGGGGCGGATCGACCGCCTGTTCATGCAAGCCCTCGTCACGCGCGGCGAGGTGCCTCCAAACGTGGAGGCTGCGGTAGCGATTGACCTCTTGCAGGAAACGGCGGTAGACCAAGTCGCCCCGGTCGTGCAGTCAATCGAGATCGCCCTCGCCCGCGCGGGTCGACTGATGATCGCGCTCGCACGCGAATACTACATCGAGCAGCGCAGCATCAAGATCATCGGCGACGGTGGCCGCTCGAAGGTCGCCAAGTTCTACAACGCGGACATCGACTCCGGCGTGGACTTCCACGCAGAGGCGGGATCCGGCTTGCCGCGCTCGCGCGCGATGAAGCAGGCCCGCATCAAGGAGCTGGTCGGCATGGGGGCGATCCCCATCCACCAGGCGTTGAAGTACCTCGACGTCGCTGACATGCACGGCGTGAAGGCGAAGATCACCGCAGCCGAAGACCGGGCCGACCGCGAGAACGACAAGCTGCTCCGCGGCGACATCCTGAACCCCGAAGCCATCCAGAACGCGCTCATGTACATCCAGCAGGGGATGAACCCGGAGACGGGCCAGCCCTTGCAGGACGACCAGGAGGCGCAGATGGTGCTCGAGCACGCGGCCGTTGCGCCCAGCTCGAGCGACAACCATGCGATCCACCTCGACGTCCTCACCTCGCTGTTCGACAGCGTCGAGTTCGAGGGGTGGCCAATGGACGCGCGCAGGCGCGCCCTCATGCACTTCGACCTCCACCAGCAGGCAGCGTCGGCACCGCCGATGCCGCAGCCCGAAGCGCCGCGCGTCAGCCTGGCGATCCACGGGACGATGGGCCCCACCGGCACATCGAAGCTGTTGCAGAACGCGGGTGTCCCCGTCACGCCAGAAGAGGCGATGGAGATGCCGCTCGAGAGTGTCGTCATCGACACCATCGACAAGCCGGACGCAGAGGCGGCGGGCAACGACCCGCTGACCCCGGAGGAGCAGACGTACTTCGAGCAGTCGCTGAAATCAGCGGAGTCCTCGAAGGCACACGCAGACTCGATAGGCGCGCACGCCAAGGCGGCGACCGCCATCGAGAAGCTCCGACAGACTGTCGCCAACCCACCGGAGAAGAAGGGTGGCTAGGCGAGTCTACTCGGACGAGGACAAGGCTGTGGGCCTGTTGCACCTCACGCTGACGGATGGAAACATCATGCGGGCGGCGCGGGACACCGGGTACCCAGAGTCGACGATACGCCGATGGAAGGGGGAGTGGGATCGCGAAGGCATCCCGCTCCCCATCCAGGCGGCGGCTGAGCAGGAGTCGGGCGCGTTCGTGGACGAGGCAATTCGTGTCCGCGACAAGAGTCTCAAGCTGCTCGAGACGAAAATCGAGAAGGGCGAGGGTAACGTCGTCCAGCTCACCACGGTCGTCGGCGTCCTCGACGACAAGATCATGCGGGCCCGAGGGCTCGCAAACATGAGCACGATCCGCGTCCAGCACGAGCTGCCCTCCCCCGAGGAGATCCGCGATACGCTCGTTGCTGCGATGTCCGGCATGCTCGAAGCCACGAAGCAACGGCACGACATCATTGACGCCGAAGTCGTCGATATCAAAGAGCTAGGGCCGGTGCCCTGAACACCGGCCCGGCTATCCTTTCAGGGAGGATGCCATGAGCGGACGAGCGAGTCGTGAGAAGTGTGTGCAGCACAGTCGCCGTTATCAGAATAAGCGGCGGGTGTGGATCGACGAATACAAGGCGGATAAGCCTTGCGTTCGTTGTGGGATGGTATACCCGCCCGTATGCATGGACTTCCATCATCGTGATCCCAGCACAAAGAGCTTTTCCGTATCACAGACCCGCCACTACAGCTTGGCGGTGACGCTCGCCGAGATCGAGAAATGTGATCTCTACTGCGCGAATTGTCATCGCCTCGTTACTCATGCCGAGGAGCCAGCCGAATAGGCACTCCCATACGCAAGGAGTCCCCGAATGCCCGAAGCACCCACGTTAGACGAAGCAGCCGCCGCACTCGCAGCCGCGAACCAGGCTGACCAGGGGCTCGACGCCCACGGCCAGCCGGTAGCAGCAGAGCCCGCACCCCCGGCCGCCGACCCCCCGCAGGACGCGCCCCCGGCCGAATCGGCCGATCAGGAGCCCGACCTGCAAGCCCTCCTCGAGGCATTACCGCCCGAGGCCAGGGAAATAGTCAGCAGGCGTGAGAAGATGATGCAGGCTGACTACACGCGGAAGACGCAGGCTCTTGCCGAAGAGAGGAAAGCAGTCGAATCGGACATGGAGTTCCTCGCGTCGATCCGCAGCGACCCGTACGCGGCGCTCGAGTTCCACACGGAACTGACACAGGCGCTCGTCGATGCAGGACTTACGCCGGCGCAGGCCGCCGCGCAAGCAACCGCGCAGATTGACGAGGCGACCCCGCCCCCGTCGTACGAGGACGATCCCGATGCCGCATTGCGTGCGGATCTCGAGGAGTTGAAGACGTGGCGCCAGCAGCAGGAGGCCCAAGGGGCCGAGCGCGCGCAGGAGGCCGAGCTTCAACGTGTTGAGGGAGAGCTGACCCGCCAGGAGATGGCGATCCGTCAGACGAACCCCTCGTACGCAGACGAAGACATCGACGCGATATACGAAATCGCGTTCGCGCACGGAGGCAACCTGGTCGCCGCTCAAGAGCGGTACGAGGGACTTCGCAACCGCTTCGTCACATCGTACGCTGACAAGAAGGCTGGCCACGAAACCGTGGGCGAGCCCGTGGCTGGTGGCGCATCCGCCGTCCCGATGAAGTTCGAGACGGTCGAGGAGGCGCACGTCGCCGCGCAAGAGAAGCTCAGGAACATCCTCGCAGAAGCGTAGCATAGGGCATAGGGTTCCCTGAAATCCAACCCTGAAAGAGAGACAGCAGAATGGCAGGAGCCACTCTGACGACCCTGTCGAACTTGCTCAAGGACTTCTACCTCCCCCCGGTGGTAGAGCAGCTCAACAACGAGGTGCTGCTGTTGCAGCGTCTCGAGAGCCGCAGCCAAGAGCTGTTCGGTAACCAGGCCGTCGTCCCGCTGCACAAGGGTCGGTCGGGTGGCGTTGGCGCACGCGCCGAGGGCGGACAGCTTCCGTCTCCGGGCAACCAGTCGTACGCCAAGGCCGTCTACGACCTGAAGTACCTCTACGGTCGCGTTCGCGTGACCGGCCCCTCGATGGCGAAGACCGCCTCCGAGGCGGGTTCCTTCCTGCAAGCCCTGAAGGGCGAGCTGGACGGGATCCGGGCCGACCTCCGCAAGGATGTCGCGCGCCAGGTCTACGGCGCTGGTGACAGCAAGCTCGCCACCGTCGTCTCCAACGCGGCCGGGGTCATCACGATCTCGAGCCGGGAGCCCATCGACAAGGGCCAGATTTACGTCGGCCAGCTTCTCGACGTAGGCACGGTCGCCAGCCCCACCCTCAAGTCAGCCAGCACCTCGGTCACCGCGGTCACAGCCGCGACTCCGAGCGTGACGGTCGACAACGCCGCGATCTCGACGGCCGGCACGGACTTCCTGTTCCGCGCGGGCTCGGCCGGTGTCTCGGTGTCGTACGAGGCGATGGGCTTGCAGGGCCTCGTGGCGTCCACGCCGACGAACACCATCGGCGGGATCAACCGCAACTCGGCGGGCAACGAATACTGGAAGAACCTGGTCATCAACCAGGCCGGTGTTCTCGCGCTCGACACGATGCAGCAGGCCGTCAACCGGGTGAACATCGCAGGGGGTAACACCTCCGGCATCATCACCTCGTTCGGCGTGCAGCGCGCGTACTTCAACCTGCTTCAGTCGCAGGTTCGGTACACGTCGCCGCAGACCATCAAGGGCGGATTCCAGGTGCTCGACTTCTCAGGGAAGCCGATCATCGCCGACCTCGACGCCCCCTGGGGCTCGATGTACTTCTTGCAGGAGGAGTTCATCAAGGTCTTCTCGAACCGCGACTGGCACTTCCTCGACGAGGACGGCGACGTTCTCAAGTGGCGGTCGGACTACGACGAGTGGGAGGCTGTCCTCGCACGATACATGAACCTCGGTATCACGCGCGGCAACACCAACCTCGTGGTCTACGGGATCACGGACACCGTCGGCTACTAAGCCAACAGTGCCATCGGCGGGGGCTGGGCTCACAGCCCGGCTCCCGCCTTCTTTCATTTCGTGCAATGTTTTTGTGCCAAAAAACTTTGCAGTTCCTTATTCACTGCAACAGTGAATAATACCCAAACAGTGAACAATCGAAAGGGGGCGGCATGCAAGTCGCAGACAACATATGGGTGCCCGACAGCTACGCCGACAAGGCCCTCGTCTCGCTGAACCGCGCCGTGCGCGAGTACGACGAGAGGCTGATGTTCGGCCTCAACGAGACCAACGGGGACTGGTGCGTCTTCCTGAAGATGCCCCACGGGCAGCCGCCCGTCGTCGTCCTCGGGTTCCAGTACACGCTGCCGGAGCCGGCCGCCGTTCTGGCGAAGCTCCGCGAGTGCGACACCCGTGTCCACTCCGACGGGATCCTCGAGCGCATGAACGCGCACAACGACGCGCTGCGGAAGCCGTCGCGCGACCGCGCCGACGCGGCCATCGAGCAGGCCGCCGAGGGCTGGGAGAGCTACCTCCACCGCCGGGGCGATACCCCGTACCACCGAAGCCTTCCGAAGAAAGACCCCAAGCAGAGGAGCGCATAGTGACCCCGGCAGAGATGGTCGTGGAGATTGGCGACTTCGGCTTCACCACGACGGCCACCGCCCGCATGTACGCCATGCTCAACCAGGCGCTCATGGAGATCGCGGAGAAGCGACCCTGGGCCTGGCGTGAGACGACGTCGACGCTGACCTTCAGTGGCTCGAGCGCGTCCCCGTCGAATGCGTCCTTCCCCGTGAAGGCGATCATCGCGCTGACGAACCCCACGACGGGCCAGATCCTTCAGCCGGTGACCCGCCAGCAGTTCCAGAAGTTCTACCCGATGAACCTCACGGACGCCGGCGACCCCTTCCTGTACTACTTCGACGGGTCGACGCTGAAGGTCTACAAGGTGCCCGGCGCGACGGTCACGCTGACCTGCGCCTACTTGCAGTACCAGGCGGCCGTGACCTCAGCGAGCACCGAGGCCGAAGTCCTCCTTCCCGCACAGTACCACTGGATCCCCATCTTCCTGACGCTGTCCCGGCTGTACTTCAAGGACGACGATCTCGAGATGGCGAAGTGGGCGCGCGACGAGGCGGAGCGGCTCGAGGCCCTCATGGTCGCGGACATCGAATCCCGCACCTCGTACGACCGGCCGATGCTCGTGCAGGACGTCGACTTCGACTACGACAGTTACTACAACTAACCGAGAGGAGGCCCCGTGGCCGTAAAGAACAAGCTCCCTGTCCCGGTGCCTCAGCTCGGGATCGACAAGTCGCAGGCACCGTGGATCATCGACGCGCAGCACTGCGTCAAGGCGCGCGACATCCTCCTCGATCAGATCGGGTACGCCCGCCGGCGGGGGCCCTTCGCCCTCGTCAGCGGCCCGCCCGTTATGACGTACGCCTCCCCCGGCCTGACGCAGGTCTCGAACCCGCAGGGCGGCCACCGGGTCGCGGTCATGCAGGGCGACGGCGGGAGCAACAAGCTCCTGTCCTTCCTCGCGGCTGCATATACCTCGATCCCCAGCTCGTTCACCTGGCCGCACGCCATCTCACGGTCGACCATCTTCGACGCCAAGCCGGCGATGAAGCGGGGCACCTACATTGGCACGAGCGACCGCTACGACGGGGCCGCGACGGTGCAGGCGCTGGCCCTCTGGCGCGGCGCGATCAACACGGACACGGCCGGCGGGGTCACCATCACGGCGACCCGCGGCTCAAAGACCGTGACTGGCAGCGGCTCGTTCAGCTCCGCGGTCACCCCCGGCGCGTTCCTGTTCGCGGTGGGGAGCACCGTGACCGGCACCCCCACGACCTTCGTCGGCGTCGTCCAGTCCATCGTGACCTCGACGGTTACCCTCGAGGAGCCCGCCCTGGCCTCGGTCGGCGCCGGCGGCACGCCCGACTTCCGCGCAGTGCGCGGCGTCAACCCGCGCGTCACGACGGGCGCCATCACGGTCGCCGCGTCCTCGACCACGGTCAACGGTGGCGGTACCCGCTTCAAGTCACAGGATCTCGGCACCGGCACCTGGCAACTCTTCCGGGCGCGCGACCTGACCTTCATCGGCGAGGTCTCCTCGGTGACGTCGAACATCCTGCTGACCCTCGGCGCTGGCGCGGCCATCGCGATGGACAACGAGCTGTACGTCGCGATCCGCATGGACGGCGACTTCTCGATCTCGACCACGTCCTCGAACTGGGCGCGCAAGCTCGGCTTCATCACGGCCGCCTACGCGGGCCGGCAGTGGTACGGCAACTCCTTCCGCACCGGCGACGCTGGCAACTACCAGTACCGCCTGTGGTACAGCTCGGTGATCGACCCCGAGGCGGTGGACGTCTCGGAGGACGGCGGATCG